GATACTTGCTAATGATTTGCTCTACGGCAGTGATCTGGTTGTCAGTTGCCTTGGTGCTTGCCTGCAACGATAGAGCTAGAAGCTCCTGAGACTTGACATCCTCAATCGCAGCCTTAGAAGCCTCTTTCAGCTGGTCAATAACAATACTGAGGGAGAAACCTAGACCAATAGCTCCTAGAGCGGTCTTCATTCCCTTGGAGATTTTGCCGACAGTGCTGTTTAGTCCGTTTAGGTCTTTTGCAGCGCCCTGAGTTGCGTTGGTGAGCTTCTTGAACTCTCCCAAGATTTCAACATTGAGAACTAAGCTCATCTGTTCCGCTCCTCTAGCACTTTTCTAAACGCTGCCAATTCTGTGAGAGTCAGACTTCTGATCTCGCTAGGTGCAAGCCCTGTTGCCAGGCTGAATCTTGCGATGCGATCAGCAGCTTCCTCTCTTACTCTTTTTTTGCATCAGCAGTTAGGAAGTCAATTGCTTCCTTCTGCGTTAGCTTTTCAGTCTCTTCAAACTTGTAGCCAGGTAGTTCCCTGCGCTTGAAGATGTAATACAGCACCCGGAGAGTTCTGCCTCTTGGCTTGCCGTCTGCTAGGGCTTCATCGAAGCCTGTTCCTAGCATCAATTCCATTTCCTCGATTTCACCGAGGGTTAGTTCTTCAATCTTAATCATTTACAATTTTCGCTTTCGCTGTCTGTTCAGTGATGTGGCGCTCTAGTTGGATGAAATAAGTTTGATAAATTTCATCACGTGTATAGCCTAGTGCCTTAGCAAAAAAGGGCTGAGGTTTTATGTGGCGTTTGAACCATCCCCAGTGAATAGGGTTTGCGTAGGGAACAGTGCCGTTATTACCGGCTCTGATTGTTACCTTGCCTGATGCTGTTGCACCAAGCCTGATTGAGTCCCTAAGCTTCCCAGAGCGAACCGGGACTAAGGTCTTAGCTTCGTTCACTACTCTTTCGGCTGCAAGTTTTCCTGCTTGTTTAATTGCATCCTTTGGGACACCAATCTCTTGCATAGCTTTAGTTAGTTGTCGAAGTCCTTGAACCTTAAGCCCGGTCTGCTCCATGAGGTTAAGCGGTTACAATCTCCACGCCGTAGTAAACATCGTTAGCAGGGTCGTGCACAGCGTTGTCTACTCGAAGAGTTACGGAGAAGGTAGAGGTGTTGTTGCTGGTTAGGGAAAGCGGTGGTAGCTCGTTGAACTTCACAGTTCCCTCGTAGTGAGGCTCGTTGCTGGTAGCAGTTGAGTTGCCGTTAGGAGCGATGGTGAAAGCTGCGGTAGTTCCGAAGTTAGCCCATAGCACTCGGTAAAGGGAAGCTGCATCGCCAGAAACGATACCCTCTAGGGTCAAAGCCCACTCGCCACCAACACGCTGCTCGCAGAAGGTCTGGACATCGCCTGGTGCATCACCGAGCTGAAGGTCCACCATCGTAGCATCACACTCGTAAGCAGTTGAGCCAATTTTGAAGATAATGTTTTGCGCTTGAATACGCGTTGAAGCTGCCATGATGGAAGCCCTTTCTTTAGATCGTAAGTTCTATTTCGACGTTGACAGTCGTTGCCAGGTATTCGGCATTGTTAGTTTGCAAGTTGTAAGGGTTTGCGACTCTGAGAGTTCTGGCGTAGCGAATGTTGAACAGCGCGGTTAGCACGTCAGCAATTGCTTCATCCAGCTTCTCAGTAGCCTGCTTGTTAGTTGCAGTTGCAGCAACAATCACAAGCTCCAAACTCATTACATATTCCTTACCTAGCGAGCTAGGAGTCAGGTAGGGGTTAGCGCTGTTGATAATCACAATAGGCGGGACAATTCGCTCCGGAACATAGTCCAGAACGGTTAGCCCGGCAGCATCCAAGTCAAGCTTGAATTCCTGCTTCGTTAGTGTGATTTCGTTAGTCACTAGACCCCATACCCGACATAAGGCAGTAGCAAAGGATAGACAGAAGCCATAGGGTCTTTTGCGACCCTCATAGGGCTTCCGTCCATACTTGCAAACTGAGCAATACCGTTAGGAGCGCTCCTGCGGTGAAAAATTTCCGAGGCGCAGATTAGCTTCGCCTGGTGCATCACTTCACTTGGAACAGTTTCAACAGCACCGACATAGTTTCCTACGTGCTGGTTAGCAAAGGTTACGCAGGAAGTCATAAATGCTCCTGTTTCATCAGTGCCTACATAAGCTTGTAGATCAGCTACGGTGATGTTTGCGCTCATTTGGATACCTACTAAGCGGTAACGTCTAGCTTGACGATTGCGCCTAGGCGAGGCATGGTGATTGCCATGTAGCCGTAAACCGATACAGAGTCGGTCAAGGTGGTGATGTCACCATCGGTTAGGCGAACCGGAGCACCAGCGGACTCGTGAGTCGCTACTGCGGTGCTGTTAGCCAAGTAGACAACGCCAGTGCCGATTGCTGGGTCAACGATGATTGGCAAGCCAAATACCTGACCAGATAGACCTGGGATGTTTACTGCGCCAACGGTGTTCATGCCGTCGCCGTTGGAGGATAGAGCCAAGCGACCATCAGATGCTGCAACCTTAGCTAGCTTCACGTAGCCATCAGTGCCGGTGAGAATGAACTCTGGGCGTAGACCGCTGTTGGTGTAGATGTAAGCAGTTGCGTTAGCGATACCCTCGGCTAGAGAGCTTGGAGTGCCACCATCTGCATCGAATACCTTGCCAGTCCAGTCTAGAGCGCCAAGAGCGGTCACTAGAGCGGTGTTGGTGGTGTTCGCGTAAGCAAGAGATAGACCTCTAAAGACCTCGTTCAAGGTGTTGATAGAAGCACGCTCAACATACTGGCGAGAGAAGCTGGTGTATCCGCCGTAAGTGGTTACGTTAGCGGTTACAGTCTCGAAGGTTAGGTTTCCGAAGCTTAGAGCCTCGTTCTCAGGGTCCTGAGCGCCAACTGCCAAAGTGTTGCTGTCAATCTTCGCATACTCGACAGTCAAGCCGGAGCTTGGTAGAGCGGTGCGAGAGAAAGCAGAAACGGTTGGGCGGTTGTTGTTGATCAAGGTGTCAACGTAACCGATGAATGCTGGTAGTAGTGCTGCATCGCCAGAGTCAGAAGCGGTGCGAGCAAGCTGCTTTGCACTTTCGTCACCCTTTAGAAGCGCCTTAGCGAATTCAGCCTGGCTACGGATTTCCGGAGCGATGGCTGCTGGTGCGGATGGGGTAAGTCCTGCCTCTACAACGCGGCGCAATTCTGCAACCTCGTCCATTACAGAACGAACCTCAAGTTCCATGTTCTCAGACATAGTTCTCTTTTCTTGTTCGTTAGTGAGTTCCGCTTCCGGAGCTGTCTGCTCCTCGCGAACCTCGGTTATGTTTGCGCCTGCAAAGGCTGGAAAAGGCACGACAGAAACCTCTTTTAGAGATACCTTCGTGCGTGTAATCGTTGAGCCGTCTTTCTGAGATTCCTCAGGAATGAAGCCCACCGAAAACTTGTTTAGAACGCCATCGCGCATAAGGGTTAGCACCTCGTTGCCTCTAGCGGTGTCGGATACCTTAGCGATGATCTCGAAGCCTGCCTCGGTGTCGCGACCTTCGACAACTTTGCCGATTGGCTCCTCATGCCCGTAGAACAGCTTGACATCTTCGATAGAAGCAATTGCACCAGGCGCAAAACGCTCTTGATACATTCCACCGATGTCGGCAGTCTGCCCATAAGGGACCGCAAGCCCGACAATAGTTCTTTCCTCTAGATCAGCGCGAGCTTCAAAAGCTCTAGTTTCAATTTCAGACATTCAGTCCCTCTTTCTCTCGGACTTCCTCGGTAGATAGGAAGCCTGCTGCAATACCGGTTGAGTAATAGGTGTAGCGAGTCTCAACATCGGCGCGGAATAGGTGAGCATAGTCAAACTCGACTCTGGTGCCTCTAGGTAGGCAGTTGCTCAGTGCATCAGTGATTGCATCGGTGTATGCCATCAGCGTGTGGCGATAAAAGACCTGATTTTCGTCCTGCAAATTTGTATAAGTATCAGAGCCACCTGGAACAGTAGTAATAAGCAGACGAGCTGGAACACCAAAAAGGCGAGCAATAGAAACAGTGTTCTGCTCAACAATGTCAGTGAATAGCGCTTCACGCGGTGAAAGAGCGACCTGTTGGTAATCAAAGCCATTTCCTAGGACTGCAATCTGTCTGTTCTGTTGCTTATTGTGCCAGTTGTTAGTTACAGTGTCCGCTTGCTCGGCGTTTAGCGCTTGATTGGTTTTTAGGATACCGGTAGGAACTCCTGCCGATGTAAACCAATTTTTGGCGTAATCTCTTAGATCAAGAGCAGCGGACATGTCTGGTCGGCAAGTTTCGATAGGCGAGAGTCCCCGCAAGTTACCGGTCTTGCTGAAAAGCTTTAGGTGTTCGATTTCCCTGTTGGTGTAGGTCTTGCCCATGTAGGAGTATTCAACGCCGTCCATGATGTTCTGGTCGTTCTTCCAGGCAACAGATACAGCGGAAGCCGGCAGAATGGTTAGGTTGTTTACCTGGCCGTTGCTTCCGTAGTTCTTGAACCA